TTAGGTGGAGTAAGAAGCACTTGCACTTATATTGGAGCAAGACGTATCAAAGATATGCCTAAAGCGGCACACTTTGTAAGAGTGAACAATGTAATCAACAGAGTATTTGATAGATATGAAACAAATTAATTTATGAAAAAGGTAACAACAGGCAAAAATCTAAAATGGCTAGCAACCGCAGTATTAATCATAGGCACTTTTATAAACGCAGGATTTCCTGAATTATATCCTGTAGGTCCATTGCTTTTGGCTTTGGGTGGAATAATTTGGTTAATAGTATCCTTTCTTTGGAAAGAACCGGCACTGATTGTAACAAATTTAGTATTGACAGCAATGGGTTTCGGAGGTATACTATTATATTATATAAAGTAAGGAAGAATCATCCACAATTGATTTTAGGTATTTTGTCAGCCACAAATGACAAAAAGGAGAATAAATGAGTTACATAGACGGATATTTTGACAGAAACTCTGACATCATCAGAGTTGTTGAACGACAAAACAAAGAAAGGGTATTCAAAGAATATCCAATCAAATACACATTCTATCATGAAGATCCAGGTGGAAAGTTTAAAAGTACCACCGGTAAACCTTTAAGTAGAATTGTTTCAAAGAACTCAAAAGATTTTCACAAAGAACTTGCAATTAACAGAAACAAAACATTATTTGAATCTGATATAAATCCTATCTTTCAATGTTTAAGTGAAAACTATCTTAATCAAGATGCTCCTGATTTAAATATAGCATTTTTTGATATTGAAACAGATTATGATCCTGAAAGAGGATTTAGTCAACCCAGTGATCCTTTCATGCCAATCACAGCAATCACCGTTTCGTTACAATGGTTAGGCACTATGGTTACATTTGCCATACCGCCTAAAACAATGGGCATAGAAGAAGCCAAAGAAACTACAAAAGGCATAGACAATGTGTATCTGTATAAAGATGAAGCAGATATGATCAAAGCATTTTTAGATATTATTGAAGACGCTGATGTAATATCAGGGTGGAATTCAGAAGGTTACGACTTACCATATATCATAAACAGAATTAAAAAGGTAATGAGCAAAGATGACACAAGACGTTTATGTTTGTGGAAACAAATGCCTAAGAAAAGAACTTTTGAAAGATATGGTAGAGAACAAGAAACTTATGATTTAGTTGGCAGAGTACATTTAGACTCATTGGAACTTTATAGAAAATACACTTACGAAGAACGACATTCATATAGATTAGATGCTATTGGTGACCATGAAATAGGTGAGACTAAAACTGTGTATGAAGGAAGTTTAGATCAACTTTACAATCAAGACTTTAGAACATTCATAGAATACAACAGACAAGACGTGGCACTATTGGATAAGTTGGATCGTAAGTTAAGATTCATAGCATTATCAAATGAACTAGCACACAGTAACACAGTTTTACTACAAACCACTATGGGTGCAGTTGCAGTTACAGAACAAGCAATTATAAATGAAGCACACAGACGAGGTGTACAAGTACCAAATAGACCAAAAAGAGATGACAACTCAACATCAGCCGCAGGTGCTTATGTGGCATATCCTAAAAAAGGATTGCACAAATGGATTGGTTCGATGGATATTAATTCGCTGTATCCGTCTGTGATTAGAGCTTTAAACATGGCTCCTGAATGTGTAATGGGACAACTGAGACCAACATACACAGATGAATACATTGATGAACAAATGACATTGCAAAAAAAATCATTTGCAGGTGCATGGGAAAATCATTTTGGATCATTAGAATATGACGCTGTAATGGAAAAAAGAAAAGATATCAGTATTAATGTGGATTGGGAAGATGGAAAAGTAGACATAATGAGTGGTGCTGAAATCTATAAGATGATTTTCGATAGTAATAATCCTATGATGATAAGTGCAAATGGAACAATATTCACAAGCGAATTTGAAGGTGTTATTCCTGGATTACTTAAACGTTGGTATAGTGAACGTAAAGATATGCAGTCTATGTTAAAGAAAGCCAAAGAAGCAAAGAACGAAGCAGAAATGGAATTCTGGGATAAAAGGCAACTGGTTAAAAAGATTAACTTGAACAGTTTGTATGGTGCTATTCTTAATCCAGGTTGCAGATTCTTTGACAAACGTATTGGACAATCAACAACATTATCAGGCAGACAGATATCTAAACACATGGCATCCAAGATCAATGAAGTGATAACTGGCGAGTATGATCATGTAGGCAAAGCATTAATTTATGGTGACACAGACTCGGCTTATTTTTCAGCATATGAAGTTCTTAAAAAGGAAATAGATGCGGGACAAATACCTTGGACAAAAGAAAGTGTTGTAAAACTATATGATCAAGTTGCTGGAGAAGTGAACAATTCATTTAAAAAATTTATGGGTCAGGCATTTCACTGTTTGAAATCAAGAGCAGAAGTAATTCAAGCAGGTAGAGAATCTGTAGCAACATCAGGCTTGTTTATCACAAAGAAAAGATATGCGATATTGATTTATGATTTAGAAGGATTTAGAGCTGATCAAGACGGCAAGGCAGGCAAAATTAAAGCAATGGGACTAGATTTAAAAAGATCAGACACACCTGTGTATATTCAGAACTTCTTATCTGAATTACTATTAATGGTGTTGTCCGATAACACAGAAGAACAAGTGTTAGATAAAATTACACAATTCAGAAATGAGTTTAAAACAAGACCAGGCTGGGAGAAAGGATCTCCACGTAGAGCAAACAACATAGGTGAATATTCTAAAAAAGAAGCAAGACTGGGCAAAGCAAACATGCCTGGACACGTAAGAGCAAGTATTAACTGGAACACACTTAAACGTATGAACAGTGACAAGTATTCGCAAGAAATTATGGATGGTATGAAAGTAATTGTTTGTAAATTAAAAAAGAATCCATTAGACTTTACCAGTGTTGCGTATCCTGTAGATGAATTGCGTATTCCAGAATGGTTTAAAGAATTGCCATTTGATGATGCTACAATGGAAAGCACAGTGATCGATAATAAACTTGGCAACTTGCTTGGAGTATTAGGTTGGGACATTAAGTCAACCGAAAGTAATAACACATTTAACAATCTTTTTGATTTTGGAGGATAGATGTCTACACACGGAATGATAGATTTGGAAACATTGAGCACCAGACCAGATGCTACTTTGTTAACATTGGGTGCTATAAAATTTGATCCATACTCAGATGCAGAACCAAATGCAGGATTGTACCTAAGAGTAGATGTTGATGAACAAAGTGCATTGGGTCGTCATGTTGATGAAAACACTTTAGAATGGTGGGGTCGACAAGATGAAAAAATTAGAGATGAAGCACTAGGAGATGAAGATAGAGTTTCATTAAACAGTATGGTAAAACAATTAAACAAATGGTGTGTAGGCATAGACGAATTATGGTGCCAAGGTCCACTTTTTGATTACGCCATATTACAGAATTTGTATGCTCAACTAGGGCAACCTTGTCCTTGGAACTATTGGCAAATTAGAGATTCAAGAACTCTGTTCAATATGTTACCAAAAGATCCAAGAAAAGACATACAGATGTCACTTCACAATGCATTGGCGGATTGTTATTTCCAAGCCAAAAGTGTGCAGAAGGCTTATAAACATTTTGGAGTAAAGTCAAGATGGAACAATTAGTAGTTGACTTTTCGACAAAACCTAAATATAATATAACAAACAGGAGAATAAAAAAATGAAAGACATCTTACAAGACATCGTTGCACATACACATTCGCTAGGATTTCTTAGCCTTGTAAAAGTGAGTAACGAAGAACAAACAAAAATAGAAAGTATGGCTGAAGACAGATCAGTTATTCTTTCAGCAAACACAAATACTAAAGTGAACGAATTCGATGGTGTATTTGGTATGCCTAATTTAGACAAACTGGCTTTACACTTAAAATGTCCAGAGTATCAAAAAGAAGCAAAGATCGAAATCAAATCAGCAGAAAGAAATGGTAAAACTATTCCAACACATATTCACTTTGAAAATGCAGGTGGAGATTTTAAAAATGATTACAGATTTATGAGTACTGAAATTATTAATGAAAAGTTAAAGTCTGTTAAATTTAAAGGGTCTAATTGGGATATTAATTTTGAACCTAAACTTGCGGCAATACACAGATTGAAATTACAAGCGGCGGCACATGTTGAAGAAACTGTGTTTACTATAAAAACAGAAAACAACACATTGATGTTTTATTTTGGTGATGCTAATTCACACGCAGGATCATTTGTATTTGAATCTAATCTAACAGGTGAATTAAAAAACACTTGGAGTTGGCCGATACAACAAGTGATCAGTATTTTGAGTCTTGACGGAAAAGTTAAAATGAGTATTTCTGATCAAGGAGCAATGCAAATAACTGTGGATAGTGGAATTGGTGAATACAATTACATACTGCCTGCACAAACAAAATAAGGACATATGGCTAAAAAGAGAACGACTGTAAAAAGTAACAAACCAGGTATTGTGGAAAAGATCGGAGCATGGCATTCGAAAATTTTTACATATGTGAGTCATAAAGCAAGAACATCAAGACTGTGGGCAATACTGCTCTCTGTGTTGGTAATTTATGAGTTAATTGAACATTTGGTGTTTCCTTGGTTGGTTCCACTTTTAGCAATAAAGGCATTTGGATAATATGGAAAAGAAAAACATACCCACTGACAACCTAACTGAAAAGCAGAAGGACTACGCAACTTTTCTTCCTGCTTTGAGCAGTTTTTATGCTAGGGATCTTGGTAAAGCAAGACATCAAGAAGACTACATTAAACCTGAAAGAGTTCCACAGAACTTTGAACATGATATTGAGGGTATGAATTATTTGAGTTCTAAAGACACTTATTTCTATTACAAGTGGCATTTATATTCGGCGGGTCATGCTGATTTAAATATGGATCACTTTTCTGTGAGAGACGACATCATCAGAAACAGAGATAGAAAAGATAACTGGGTACTAGGTGACTCGGGTGGTTTCCAAATAGGTAAAGGTGTTTGGGAAGGCGACTGGAAAGATGTCAATTGTCCTAAAGCCAAAAAGAAACGTGAACAAGTGTTGGCGTTTATGGATGGCAACATGGATTATGGTATGATATTAGATATACCTGCTTGGGTATCTCGTTCTCCTGCAGGTGCGGCGGCAAGTAAAATCAGTTCATATCAAGAAGCAGTTGATGGCACAAAAATCAACAATGATTACTTTATGAAAAATCGTAACGGTAATTGTAAATTTTTAAATGTACTGCAAGGTGAAAACTTTCAACAAGCAGATGATTGGTACACACAAATGAAACACTACTGTGATCCTAAACAATTTCCTAGCACACACTTTAATGGTTGGGCAATGGGTGGACAGAACATGTGTGATATACACTTGGCATTGAAACGTCTAGTGGCATTGAGATTTGATGGATTATTAGAAAAAGGTGTGCATGATGTTATGCACTTTTTAGGAACAAGTAAATTAGAATGGGCAGTGTTGTTAACAGATGTTCAAAGAGCAATTAGAAAGTATCACAATCCAAACTTTATGATCACATTTGATTGTGCTTCACCTTTCTTAGCCAGTGCTAATGGTCAAATTTACACTGACATAGAAATTAAAGACAAAAAGAAATGGACATACAGAATGCAACCAAGTGTTGATAATAAAGATTTTTCAACAGAAACAAAATTGTTTAGAGATGCTGTATTAGAAAAAGGTATATTTGAAAGATTTATGGACAGTCCTATCAGTAAAAGATTGATGCTGAAAGATGTTACCTGTTATAAACCGGGTGATTTAAACAAGATGGGCAATGAAGGTAGAACATCTTGGGACTCATTCAGTTACACACTACAAATGGCACACAATGTGTGGACACATATTTCAGCAGTGCAAGAAGCAAATCGTCAATATGATTTAGGTTTAAATCCTAAAATGTTGGTTGAAGAGAAGTTTGATAGAGTTGCTTTTAAAGATATTGTGGATGCCATATTTGCCACCAGCAGTAGAGATGAGGCAAACATGGTAATCGAAGAGTTTTCAAGATTCTGGATGTCAATCATTGGCACTAGAGGAGCAACAGGTAAAAAGACAGTGAATGCAAGTACACAATTTTCTAACCTATTTGAGGAGGCTTAAAATGGCAATAAGAAAAAGTAGAAAAGTAAAGTCAGTTGAGAAAGAATACAACTGGTACAAGAGTAAAGTTAATGAAATGGAGTCTGAACGTTCTTATGATAGATCATGGGGCAGTAAAGAAATTCTTTTAAAATTTAAAAAGATGAAACTGTTTTTAAAAACACAATTAAAGAAAATGCAGGATACATTATAACAATGAAAAGTTTGGTTGTTGGATTAGGATTTGGACAGTTATACGTTAGCATTCTAAAAAGAATGGGACATGAAGTGATTACTGTAGATATAAATCCTAATGCTGGTGCAGACTTTACAGAACTTACAACAGCCATAACAGCTCATGCACCATTTGACACTGCTCATATTTGTGTGCCTAATCATTTACACTACAAGACAGCATTAAAATTAGCAGAACACACAAAGATTGTGTTTGTGGAGAAGCCAGGTGTGGAAACAATTAATCACTGGAGATTGCTTACGAACCTAAATAAGTCAACAAGATTTATGATGACAAAGAACAATCAGTGGAGAAACAATATCAAACAGATAGCAGAAAATTGTGAAGCAAGTGATATGATACAGATCAACTGGGTAAACAAAAATAGAATTCCTGGTCCAGGAACATGGTTTACAGATAAGAGCAAAGCATTTGGTGGTGTGAGTAGAGATTTATTGCCTCACTTAATGAGTATAATGATGTCAGTGAACAAGAACAGTTATCAAGATTTTAAAGTTAAACAGTATCACACAGAGCAACGATGGAACTTGTCAGATTGCACAGGCACAGATTATGGTGTTGTCAATGAAGATGGAGTTTATGATGTAGATGATTCAGCCACTATGGAATTGACAGATGGTAACAAAACCTATATACTGTATGCTAATTGGAAAACTAACTTACACGATGACATGGCTATACATTTTTACAAAGATGGAGAATCACATTTAGCATCAATACCTTTAGGATTATGTCCAGAAGAAGCATATAAAGAAATGATCAAAGACAGTTTGATACATCTAGAAGATGATATGTTTTGGAACAATCAATTGGAACAAGATTTATACATACAGGAAAAAATTAATGACAAAAGTACAGATATTATACACTGAAGGTAAAGGCGAATTCAAAGAAGGTGATTTTGAAGTACCTGATATTACCTCCGATCAAATAAGAGTAAAAAGTGTTTTTACTGGTGTGTGTAGAAGTGATATAGATATGATGAATGGAGACTTTGGTCCACTTCCTTTGAACATGCAAGGTCATGAAGGTTTAGGTGAAGTGTTAGAAATAGGTAGCGAAGTAAAAGATATTGATGTGGGAGATTATGTTGCAACAAGGGGTGAGCCTGCTTATGCTGATCAATACAATGCTGATAAAGGAACTTATGTAAGTGTTCCTGAAGCAGACCCTAAATACATCATAGAACCAGTTGCTTGTGGATTGAATGTAGTCATGCAAGAAGAATACCAGTTTGAAAAACGTAACAGCAAAGAATCAAGAATTGCCATTATAGGCAGTGGATTTCTTAGTTGGGTTGTGTATCAATATCTAAGTGCTAATTATTTCTTTCAAATAGATGTAATAGGCAGTCACAACAAAGAACGTTGGGGCGACAATTTAAAAGATACATTTGAAGGAATGTATGATATTGTGATAGATTTAAACACTAGAGATGAAGTCTTTGTAAGAGATATCATAAAACCACAAGGATTAATTGTGCTAGGTGCAGAGAAAACAGATAAAATTACAACATCATTTAGCAAACTGTTATGGAATGCTGTCACTGTTGTGTTTCCATCTCCTAGACAAAAAGATTTTCAAAGATGTATGAAGACAGCAGTTAACATGATTGAAAAGGGTGCTTTGAACATAGATAAATTTTGGAGCAAAGGATATAATAGAAAAACAGAATGGCATGATGCTTTTAAAGAAGGCAATCAAAGAATGCCAGGATACAGCAGAGGATACATAGAATGGCTTTAGACACAGCAAAAAGAAAACAGGTAATATACTTTACAGGTACCGAGATAGAAAACACAATAGCAAAAGGTTGGCAAACACTTTTTGTGGTTGGTGTTAGATCCGCTGAAGAAATTGAAAAATTGGCTGTCAGTCACAAAGCAAAACACATATATTTTGGAACTAGTCAAAGTTTTGTTATCAACAACGAACAACAGATAAAGCCGTGGTATGAAATGATCAAATCATTATTAGACAAAGACTTTTGGATAACACTTGATTTTGGTATAGAATATATGGAAACTGTTACAAGTACAGGTTTAATGAGTTATAAAAAATTTATTCCAATGATAAGTGCTAAAATTCCAAACATTTACAAAGTGAATAGTAATGCTACTCTTAAAATAGATGATGTTACTTGGGGACATTCAAACACAGGTGTTTGGAGCAGAAACCTAAAAGAAATTACCAAGGATATGCACTATACAGATTGGAAAGAATATGTGGGAGATACAGTAATTGACGTTGACACAGACGAATAAAATTGCTATAATTAGTTATGAATAAAAAAACATTTATATGGGTAACATTTAAAAAAGAAGGCATTCACAAATATCCTGCGGCATTGGATGATCCAAAATTAGCAACAGGCGACGAGTATGATGTATCATTTTTAGGGTATCCTCACAGACATATATTTCATTTTAAAGTTGAGATTGAAGTATTTCACGATGATCGAGACATTGAATTTATTCAATTCAAAAGATGGTTAGAAAAACTGTATGCAGAAAAAACTTTACAGTTGGATTATAAATCTTGCGAAATGATAAGTGATGATCTATATGAAACAATTACTAAAAAATACCCAGGTAGAGAGATTATCATCAACGTTAGCGAAGATGGTGAAAATGGTAGTGAGAGCATCTACCATGTTGAGGATTAATCCTTGATTTACTTGTCCGGTATTATTGCTTTTGCCTGTTTAATAGGATTTGGTATTACTATGCCTCATCCACTAACAGGCGGCAATGAAATGCTAAATGACATTTACTTTTATTCGTTCGGAGCATTTGCCGGACTAACAATTATTTTAAACATGGACAATAAATGACAATTTATATAGTAGACTTAGAAGCAGTTGACACAAGGTACACAAAGGAATGGAAGTCTAATCTTCCTAAACAACTTAAACGTGCTACTAATTTGGATGTTGTGTCTATTAGTGGCGGAGATACTCCACAAGCAACTACACCTGGAGCATTTTTAAACTTTGGTGGCACTAATGTTTACAAAGCCAATCAAATGCAACAGATAGGTAAATTGTTCTGCGATGGCAAAATAAAAGATGGTGATTACTTTTTGTATACAGATGCATGGAATCCCACAGTATTACAATTAAAGTATATGGCAGAACTGTTAAAAGTAAAAATTAAGATAGGCGGTATGTGGCACGCCGGTTCATATGATCCGCAAGACTTCTTAGGTAGACTGATTGGAGATAAACCTTGGGTAAGAAACACAGAACAGGCAATGTTTGATACATTTGATCACAATTTCTTTGCTACACAATTTCATATTGATTTATTTTCTAAAACATTTACACAAGCCAGAGACAATGATAAAGTTGTAAAAGTAGGTTGGCCCATGGAGTATATGGAACACACTTTGGATATGTATCAGAACATGGAGAAGAAAGATATTATTCTTTTCCCACATAGAATGGCTCCTGAAAAACAACCTGCTATATTTCAAGATTTAAAAAATGCTTTACCACAATATGAATTTGTGGTTTGTCAGGAAAAAACTTTATCTAAAAACGAATATCATAACTTGTTAGGAGAAGCAAAATTAATGTTCAGTGCTAATCTACAAGAAACATTAGGTATCAGTTGGTATGAAGGTGCTATACTTGGAGTTATTCCAATGATGCCTGACAGATTAAGTTACAAAGAGATGGCACTAAATGAATTCTTATACCCAAGTGAATGGACAGAGAATATGGAAAGTTACAGAAAACACAAAAAACAGTTGATGGCTAAGATAGATGATTACATGGAAAACTATTCAAAGTATGCTCCTGCTGTTATAAAACAAAAAACAAAACTGAAAGAACAATATTTTTCAGGCAATAAACTATATGGAGTTTTATCAAATGGCTAAAAAAGGACGACCACCAGAACAACAAAATAATCTAGCATCTAACGGTATTTACGTTTTGATGGAAGACATCACAATGGAATCTTGTAGAAGTTGCATTCAGTGGATTATGAATCACAATCTAGCAGACACAAGATTACCACAACTAACTTTGATAATTAATTCACCTGGTGGAGATGTACACGCCGCATTTGCATTGATTGATACAATGAAAGCGAGTACTATACCAATTAAAACTGTGGGATTAGGATTAATTGCGTCATGTGGATTTTTATTATTCATAGCAGGTAAAAAAGGTTCAAGAATATTAACACCTAATACTGCAATACTATCACACCAATACAGTTGGGGCAGTGCAGGTAAAGAACACGAACTGTATGCAAGAGTTAAAGAATTCGAACTGAGTACAAAACGAATGATTGAACACTACAAAAAATGTATAGGCATGAACGAAAAACAAATTAGAGAAATTTTACTGCCACCACAGGATGTGTGGTTAGATGCCAAAGAAGCAAAAAGACTTAAGATTTGTGATAAAGTAGAAGAGTTATATTAATATATCTTAAAGGAGTTAAATTTATATGACAATTAGTAAAAAACAAGAAGAAGAAATATGGAGTGTCGATTCTGAGTCACTCACTAGTAGTTCATCAGGACCGGTTGTGAGTTATTCGACATCCTCACCATCATCAATGTCTATCACAGCACCAATTGACTTTGGTCCAGATGCAGGGAAAGGTTTTGAAAATATGAAGTTTGACGATTTCTTACCTGGTAAACCTTTTGAAGACACAGTACCAACTTTAGAAACTATAGATAAAGTGTGTGACGATTATCCTTCATTACAAATAGCATATGAAAAATTTAAGAACGTTTGGAGAATCTGTTATACAGATTATTGTTCTAAAAACCCAGATGAAGAGAACTACTAATGGACAATAAAGTTTATTTTACAATGATACAGGTTCGAAACGGCATGGATAAAATCTGTGAGCAAATGGGTAAAGATGGATTTGAACCTGACCTTGTTATGGGTATCAACAGAGGTGGATGTATTCCTGGTGTGTATATGAGTCATCGAATGCATATTCCACACGAAGTATTAGACGTTAGATTGAGAGATCATAAAGCAAAACCAGATTTATCTAATCTAGAAAAAGCCTATGCATTTCAAAAAAAAATATTAATTATCGATGACATTAATGATTCCGGTAGCACATTCAAATTCATTCGTGAAAATTTTGGTGGAGAAGACAGAGTAAAAACAGCCGCAATCATACACAATAAGCCAAGCAAGTTTGACACATTAGATTATTGGTGCTATAATATAAACAAAGAAGAAAATCCACAATGGATTGTATTTCCTTGGGAGCAATGGTAATGATAGAAGTAGACACATTAGAAAAAGCAAAGAAAGACGGAAGAGCACCTTGGACAGATGTGGTGTATGATTTTAAAGACATGATGTGGTACAATGACGGATATCCAGTTACAGAAGGACATTCTTTAATAGTGCCTAAAGAAGCAACACAAGAAAGACTTATTAGATGTGTTGAACTTGCAATTAAAATAGGCAATGACAATGTTGCCAAAGGTGTTGTTGACGGATACAATGTTGGGATCAATGTTGGTGAAGCGGCAGGGCAAACTGTGATGTATCCACACGTTCATCTTATTCCTAGGAAAAAAGGTGATTGTGAAAATCCCAAAGGTGGTGTAAGGAATGTTATACCAGGCAAAGGGGATTACACAAAAAATGAATAATGAACCATTTATCAAAGTTTATGATGATCTAATACCTGCTTATTTGCAAGATCATCTTGAGTTAATTACATTAGGTGTTAAAAACAAAGGCGAAGAGTTCATTGATCCCAGTGTTGATTTTAAATGCAAATATGAAATAACTGCTAAAGAAACAAATCAACCGCCGTTAAGTTTTGTACATTTGCTTAAATCACATACATCAATCAGTAAACACCTTGACAATTTTGGAATGGTGGCTCAGGCTTTGTGCAATGTAAATGATTTAATATTGCAAAATATTATGTTGGCAAGGGTGTTTATCACAGTACCACATGCAACAGAACTAACACACTATGCACCTCACATTGATATAGAAGTAGATCATATGGCAGTGATTTATTTTGTTAATGATGCAGATGGAGATACAGTATTTTTTGACAATGATGGAAAAATTATAAAATCAGTTGAGCCAAAAAAAGGTAGAGCAATTATCTTTAATGGTAAAATAATGCATGGAGGTGGGATTCCTAAAAATGGCCCACGTTGTATTGCAAACTTTGATATAAAGGTAAAACAATGAGCAGATCACTTTTTATAGGCGATAGCCACACAGTAGGATATAAAACCATTGAAGGACAAGTTGGTCCAGGTAGTTTTACATTTTGGAACGATAATAATTACGCAGTAAAATATTCTGAAATTCACAATAAAGACATTATAATTTATGCTCAACCAGGTGCAACTAACAACTTGTACACAATTTGGTTGGCTAATATGTTTTCTAAATATAACGATATCGACGAAGTGTTTATTTGTTTGGCTCCGTTGAATAGAATAGAATTAAGTTTTGATCCAGACTTACAACATGAAGCAGGTCCATTAGATCAATTCACATACGAACATCCAGAATCAACTGAAAATGTTAGAAAATTTTCTGATCAACCTGTTGCAGGAAACACTGTGCAGATATTACAGAAGCCTGTGGGGGATGATTATAAAAAAATACCAAGTATTGGCTTTTCAGCAGAACATGGGTTGACATCACCTGATCTAAGAAAAGATCCTTATATGTCTGTAAAATTGTTTTACGAGTGCAACACTATAATAGAAAAAAGAGAATTTTTAAAAAATATGTATATGTGGGATAAGATGTGTACAGCAAATAACACAAAGTTGTATGTGTTTAATTTTAGAAGCAGAGGTGTGTGGCCCAGTGAGTCAGATTATTTTGGTAAAATTGATACCCTGAAAAGAGCTGAACAGAGTGTGGAACAACATCTAAATACATTAGGACACAAAGCAGAAGATTATTTTATTGAAGACAAAGAACATTTTAACAATCAATATCATACAATAATAGCAACAGAATATTTGAAATGGCTAAAAGAATATTAATAACAGGCGACAGTTTTGGTTGTGAATGGCCCGGTGGTGAAGGTATCGGTTGGCCTTTGGTATTATCCGAAACTCATGCTGTGAACAATTTGGCACAGGCTGGTGTGGGAGAATATAAAATACTGAAACAATTACATGATTTAAGTGCTCATGATTCGTATTGGGTTAACAATTATGATTGTGTTATTGTGTGTCATACTAGTCCTAGCAGAATACACACACCTAAACATCCTGTACACAAACAAGGGTTACATAAACATTGTGATTTGATATACTCTGATTTACACGATAAAGTTGATTGGTTCAATCCAGGGTTGAAAACTGCTAAAAATTGGTTTTATCATCATTACGATGATGAGTACCAAAAAGATCTATATCAAATTTTACGTGAAGAAATAAACAGATTCATACCAATTCCATATTTGGCTGTGGACAATTTTAGTATCAGTAACCAATTTGCTTTTGAAAAGAACACATTAGATTTAACAGATATTTGGCATGAACATAGAGGTGAAATTAATCACTACACTGAAGAAGGAAACCAAATTGTTCTTAAACAAATCATTGACAAATTAGATAAAATTTGTTAATATAGTAATAACATAGGAGAAATAAAAATGGCAAGTAGACAACACATATATGATGCACTTGTGGCACACGCCAAAGGACATATAGAAAAACACAAAGCCAATGTTGAAATATACATGGAGAAGGCTGTGGGAATTGGTGAACACGGAGACATTCTTGAAACTATAGAAAAAGAATTAAAAGTGATTGCTGAATACCATGATCAATTAGAAGTTTTAGAAACATACATCAAGAGGAATTAATGAAAGCATCTGAACGAATAAGACAAAGGCTTAAAGAAAAAGACGTTAGATTTCATAGCAATGACAATATTGCTGATTTTGTAGAACAAGGCGAGTTGGAAGAACTTCAGAAAGAAGTTGAAGATTCATTTTCAGGAGTACTCGATGCATTAGTAATTGATACTGAAAATGATCACAACACAAAAGAGACTGCAAGACGTGTTGCTAAAATGTACATAAAAGAAATATTTGGTGGTAGATTTGTTCAACCGCCTAAAATTACTTCTTTTCCTAACATGGGTTATAGAAGTTTATACACAAGTGGTCCAATCAGTGTTAAATCAACTTGTGCTCATCACTTTCAGAATATTGTAGGTAAGTGTTGGATAGGTGTTCTTCCAGAAAAAGAAGTTATTGGATTATCTAAATTTAATAGATTAGTTCATCACATTGCTGAAAGACCTCAGATACAGGAAGAAATGACAACACAGATTTCTGAAGCATTACAAAAATATGCAAAGACTCCAAATGTGGCTGTACTGATCAAAGCAGAACATCATTGCATGACACACAGAGGTGTAAGAGAACATGAATCAGATATGACAACTGCTATCATGTTGGGTGCGTTTGATAAACATGCTCCTCTTAAGAAAGAGTTCTATGATATATGTTTAAGCATGAAAGGTCATAACTAAATCAATGAGTAGTAAACTTCGATATTCAGAAGCATTTTATTCCATACAAGGCGAAGGACGTTTTGTTGGAGTACCCAGTGTGTTCTTAAGAACATTTGGTTGTAATTTTCGTTGTATGAACTTTGGATTAGATAAAGAACCAAACAGAGCAGAAAAACTCAAACAAGGAATAAAATACAATCCAGAAGTTAAGAAGTTGTTAGATGAGGGGATTATCGACAAAGTGGATAAGTTTGAAGACTTGCCAATAATTCATACAGGCTGTGACACTTATGCCAGTATCTATCCTGAGTTTAAAAAGTTCATGATGGATAAAACTGTTGACGAGGTTGTGGATCATATATTATCTTTAACTCCCGAAGGCAAGTGGACTATGTCTAATGGACAAGATGTACACTTTATTTTAACAGGCGGTGAACCTTTGTTAGGATGGCAAAGAACATACATCGAACTATTTGAACATCCAAGAATGAAGGATTTAAAAAATGTTACTTTCGAAACAAACACAACGCAGACTTTACATAAGGATTTTGAAGACTATCTTAGAAAACAAAACAGATTCCAAGTCACTTGGTCATGCTCTCCAAAACTTTCCGTATCAGGTGAACCGTGGGACACTGCTATTAAACCTGAAATTGCTAGGTCTTATAATGGGATTCCTAACAGTGAAATGTATTTCAAATTTGTGGTTGCTGATTCTTCCGATGTTGATGAAGTTGCACAAGCAGTTGCCGAGTTCAATCAAGTGGGAGTCAACGTTCCCGTTTATGTCATGCCACTGGGAGGCAGATCAGAAACATACACACTCAACACAAAAAGAGTTGCCGAATTGGCAATGGCAAAAGGATGGAGATACACTCCTAGACTACACGTCGACATATTCGGAAATGCCTGGGGGACTTGATAAAATAAACAAGGAAAAAATGGAGAATAATAATGGACATCATTAAGAAAATTAAAGAAGTAAAGGACAAGTTTATTAAGAAGAAAGAAACAACTTCTAAAGAAACTAGTAAAAATCCAAAGTTAGATGCATTAATGAAAGAAAAAGAACAAGCAACAGCAAAAGGTGAACCTTGGGTTGCTGTGTTAGACACAAAAATTAATGGAGACAACATAAGAAACGGGTTCTTTGAACTGGATTGGAACAATGAGTTTATTGAGAAATTGTTAGATGCAGGCTACAAAGGAGAATCAAATGAACAAATAGTAGATGGTTGGTTCAGAACAATAGCTCAAAATATTCTTGATGAAGAAGGTTTAGATCCTACAAGAGGTGCTGGATACATTAATACTAAAAATTTAAGTGAAGATAAATCAGAAATAAGTTAGGAGATAATATGACAGACTCAGAAGAAAAACAAAGAGCACTAGACGCCTCAATGGAAAATGAGAGTGTAGGACACCAAGAGAACTATGCCCCAACTGTACAGATATCTCTTAAGGAATACGACAAACTTAAAGAGAAAAGCAAGTACATCACAGACAGAGATCTAATTGGTTGTATAGACAAAATAGAAGAACTTGTCAGAGCATTAAGAAAGCACATTGTTAGAACAGATATCGAGTAATGAATTATATAATTGTAGACACAGCCAATACATTTTTTAGAGCCAAACACGCAATACAGAGTGATTTGGATTCTAAGGTAGGAATGGCTTTACATATCACATTAAACAGTGTTCGTAAAGTATGGCAGGATTTTAAAGGTGACCATGTTGTATTTTGTTTGGAAGGTAGAAGTTGGCGTAAAGACTTTTATGAACCTTATAAACGTAATAGAAAAAATGCTAGAGACGCCAGAACAGAAAAAGAAGTCGAAGAAGATTTAATATTTTGGGAAACTTTTGATAATTTTAACGAATTTATTGAAACAAAAACAAATTGTACTTCTATTCAAAATCCTAAACTTGAAGCAGATGATTTAATTGCAGGTTGGGTACAATCACATCCAGATGATAATCATATTATTGTTTCAACAGACGGTGACTTTGCTCAATTGATCGCCCCTAATGTGTGTCAATACAATGGAATAACTGAAGTAACAACCACACATGAAGGATATTTTGACCCAAAAGGAAAAAGAGTAATAGATAAAAAGACCAAAGAAGAAAAACCTGCACCCAATCCTCAATGGTTGTTGTTTGAAAAATGTATGAGAGGCGATACTGCTGACAATGTGTTCAGTGCTTATCCCGGAGTTAGAACAAAAGGAACTAAAAAGAAAGTTGGTTTGCAAGAAGCATTTGAAGATAGAAATTCTAAAGGATATAATTGGAACAATATAATGTTACAACGTTGGGTTGATCACAATGGCATCGAACACAGAGTGATGGATGACTTTCAAAGAAATATAACATTGTGTGACTTAACAGCACAACCTGAAGAAATAAGAACATTGATTAACGATGCTATCAATGATATTAAACCTAAAACTGTTGAACAAGTAGGATTAAAATTAATAAAATTTTGTGCTAAATGGGATATGCAAAAAATTGCAGAATATCCACAGACGTATGCAGAACCATTAAATGCAAAATATAAACTTAAAGAGGAGGCAATAGCATGACAAATAAATTTTTTGCAAAGCCGATATTAGAAAATAGATTCTGGATATTAGAATCCGACGGAAAAAAAGTAGGAACTATATGTAGACAAGAAGATAGAAGATATATGTTTAGTTGTACCGATGGTACTAGACTGTTTGATAATCAACAACAACTCCAAGGAAGTTTTGATGGAGAGTTGATGTGGGGGTCAACATTAAGTATACCAATAGAAGAGAAGGAAAACGAAGATAATTCAGTTTATGATTACCCTTCAAAATTTAAAGCATTCAATATGGTTTTCGATGTGAAACGTAAATTACCATTGTTTAATAAAAGTAAAAAATCTAAAAGTTTATACTGTGCTGGGTACTATGTTATTCAATTTGAAAAAGGATGGGTTAGAAGTTACTGTCCTAAATTATTAACATTAGACAGTTATCCTTACAAAGGACCATTTAGAACATCATTAGAAATGAAAACGGAGTTAAGTAATGCCAACAAATTACCCTATTAATACAGCCAGTCTGCAACAATTTATACAACAAGTTAAAGGTGCAGACCTCAGTAACCAAAAAGAAGTGCGTTTAGACATCAACACAGCCAAGCAAGTCACGTATAGCCTAGCCACAGTGTTGGCCCGTTTAGCGGGCGACTATGAGGGTCTAATAGCACAGAATAACAGCACAGAAGCAGAAACTATAGAAGTTAAAGTAGACGGCGGTAATTTATAATACTACCTCAAGGTAGATAAATACTCATATAATATGAGTAGACCTAAGCCGACTATATTACTAGAATCCACCGATCGCAAATCTTATAAGAGCGAACAGGTACTTGCGGCTGAAGGTATATGGGCAGTGTTCTACAAAAATAAACCATTCAATTTAAAATCAGCAAACATGCTGAACAACTACCCGGGACCAAAATACAAGAAAGTATCGTTTTCAAATCCTGGACACGCATTCAATCTAGCCAAAAAGATGAACACCATGTTCAACACTGAAGACTTCACAGTGGTCAAATTGACCCAGGGTGAAACTGTCAGTGAAAAATGAATTGGAAAGAAACCTACACCAAAATCTTCTTAAAACAGGCTGATATAGGCATCAGCGAAAACACTCTGAAAGAGTATATGCCGTCTTGGTGGAAGAACACTAGAGACAAAGGTTCAGGTGGTTTACGTCTAACTGATGAAGGATTAAAATTTATCAAAGACAAACTGCAACTGCAAACATATGATGTACCATTTCCTACTGACTTTAACCTTACCACACAGACTATAATATTTTTGGACAAGTATTTAAACTGTCCTTACTACCTAGCAGACGATGGCATTATTGTTACCAACGAAAGGAGAGCAATGGAATTGATGTTGTTTTCTGGAGATATCCGAAAATATGGTATCAACAAAGCACTTTCCCGACTAGAATCCACAGAATAAGTTATCCACAGATCAAATTACCCGCATAAACCTTGACTTCTTAGGCACTTGACTTTTGGTACGTCAGAATGTATTATTAAGTATAACAACAATTTAACGAGGAGTACAAATGGTAAAACAAAGTAAAATACAAGATGCTGGTCTTACAACTAGACAACTTTCGCCTAACAAAGCAAAGGCAAGTATATTACACGCATTAAAAATTAAAAGACCAATATTTTTATGGGGCGGCCCTGGTATTGGTAAATCAGATATTATTCATCAAATTGCTAAAGATATTGATGCTAAGGTGATTGATATCAGATTAAGTTTATGGGAACCTACAGATATTAAAGGTATTCCTTATTACAATTCAAAAGAAAACAACATGACATGGGCATCACCTTCAGAATTGCCTACTTCAGCAATGGCTAAAAAGCACAAAAATATTGTGTTGTTTTTAGATGAGATGAATTCTGCGGCACCTTCAGTACAGGCGGCGGCATATCAACTTATATTGAACAGAAAAGTAGGTCAATACGAATTGCCTGAAAATGTTCTTATTGTGGCGGCTGGTAACAGAGAGGCAGACAAAGGTGTTGTTTACAGAATGCCGGCTCCGTTGGCAAACAGATTTATCCACTTAGAAATGAAACCAGAATTTGATGACTGGTTTGAATGGTCAGTGGCTAACAACATTAACAAAGATGTTGTTGGATATCTAACTTTTAGCAAAAAAGACCTATACGACTTTGATCCTAAATCACCTAGTCGTTCTTTTGCTACTCCGAGATCTTGGTCATTTGTGAGTGAATTACTTTCAGATGATTTAGATGAAAACACTATAACTGACTTGGTCAGTGGTGCAGTGGGTGAAGGACTTGCAGTTAAGTTCATGGCTCACCGAAAGGTGGCTTCGCAGTTACCTAATCCTTCAGACATACTTGAAGGAAAAATAACAGAACTGAAATCGAAAGAAATATCAGCAATGTACTCGCTTACGGTTTCACTATGTTATGAACTCAAAGAAGCAAATGACAAAAAAGATAAGAAATTTAACGACAAAGTTAATAAATTTCTTAGATTTATGATGGATAATTTTGATACAGAACTTGTTGTTATGGGTATCAAGATGGCATTAACTCAGTATCAATTACCGATTGATCCTGATGCTGTTAAATGTTTTGATGAATTCCACGAAAAATACGGCAAATATATTACTGCCGCTCAAAGCATCAAATAATAGTGTTGAATATAGGGCACTTTTTACCGGTGCCCTATACCAAAAAAGAGTTGACTAATTTACCAAAAGAAAGTATAATAGTATTATGAGCACAGACACTTTAGAAATAGAAAAAAAAGAATTAAGTCCAGAAGAATTAAAAAACTTAAGAGCAGAAGTTATTGATAAAATTGTGGTTGCTAGAGTTGGATTGTTATTAAGACATCCTTTCTTTGGTAACATGGCAACAAGATTACAAATTAAAGAGTGTGATGATTGGTGTCCTACTGCCGCAACTGATGGCAGAAACTTATTTTTTAACACAGAGTTTTTCAGCAAGATGACATCTAAAGAAATTGAATTTGTTATAGCACATGAGATTCTTCATTGTGTGTTTGATCACATGACAAGAAGAGAAGACAGAGATCCACAACTTCATAATATTGCTTGTGATTATATTGTGAACAATACTTTGGTTAGAGATAACATTGGTGAAAAGCCAAAAAATGTTCAGATATTTCAAGATTGGAAATATGACGGTTGGGCAAGTGAAGCCGTGTATGACGACATTTATAAAAAAGGTAAAGAACAAATGGAACAGTTAGGTAAACTGTTAGACGAACACATTGATTGGGAAAAAGGTGAAAGTACAGGTGGAACAACGCAAGGTCCTAACAGTAGCGGAAAAGGTAAAGGTCCTACATATTCAAAAGAAGAACTAGAAAATATTAAGAATGAGATAAAAGAATCAATGATGTCGGCGGCACAGGCGGCTGGTGCTGGAAATTTACCAGCAGAAATTGAAAGAATTATTCAACAATTCACAGAACCTAAAATGAATTGGAGAGAATTATTACAGCAACAGATTCAAAGTGTAATTAAAAATGATTACACATTTTCAAGACCTAGTAGAAAAGGATGGCATTCAGGAATAATACTTCCAGGCACAAATTACGATGAGACAATAGACATTTGTATTGCTATTGATACTTCAGGATCTATTATGAATCAACAAGTGGAAGATTTTTTAGGTGAAGTACAAAGCATTATGGAACAATACAGAGATTACAACATTAAAATATGGTGTTTTGACACTGATGTTCACAATGAACAAGACTTTAATACATCTAGTGAAACATTAGAATCATACAAAATAGAAGGTGGCGGTGGTACTGACTTTATGGCTAATTGGGAATACATGAAAGAAAACGACATTGTTCCTAAAAAATTTATAATGTTTACAGATGGCTACACATGGGATGGTTGGGGTGATGAAGAATATTGCGATACAGTATTTGTTATCAATGGTCACCACGACAAGAACATGGAGGCACCTTTTGGTACTACTGTGCATTATGAATAATGTTTTCAAAAACTAATCAAGTAAACCCGTTAAATTATTTCAACTGTAGGCAGTTTACCAAAAAACCTCACGGATTAGAATTCCTCAAATTAAACTATGATTGGAATGACAACGAAGAACTTTTGGAAAAGTGGATTTTGGAAAACCTAAAAGGAAGATTCTATATTGGTAAACATTTAGGAGTTGATGTAGACAAAAAAATTGTAAACCATATTTTGGTAGGATTCGAAAACTCCAAAGAGCTATCAATATTCAATCTTAGTTGCCCATATATCAAACGTCATTAAATACTTCTGTATACAATAATAAAGGAGCATTTTAAAATGACAGATACAAACCAAACAAAAACTGTAACGACTCCGACGAAAGATGAAGTAGTTGGAAAAGACGTTGCAGGCATGGCACCAAAAGTTCAAGCAGGTGCTGGAGCAGAACTTACTGTTCAAGACTTAAACGTCCTTAAACAAATTATCGACGTTGCAAGTCAACGAGGAGCATTCAAAGCCAACGAAATGGCAATGGTGGGTGCAACTTATAATAAACTAGAAGCATTTTTAAAGATTGTTGAACAGTCTCAAAAAGATGCCAATACACCAAAAGATGATAAACCAACGGAGGCAAAATAATGGCCGATATAAAACATGTAGGAAAATTAAAAGGTAGCGGAAAAAAAGTTGTCGTTGCTTACAGAACAATTCCTGGTGATTCGAAATCAGCAGTTGTAATCGAAACAGCAAAAATAGATCCATTGGATCATGATGCTTTAATCAAAGTTGTTGAAAGCAATGAAGGTCAAACTGCATTTGAATTGTTTGAAGTGTTAGAAAGAAATATGACACCAGACAGTCAAGTTATGTTGAATAAATTTCACACAGGTGGATTTATGAGAAAAGTTCCAACTGACACAGTTATAATGACACCAAACACAACAGCAACAATTCAGTTAGATGAATTGAACATAGTCATTGCTAAACAAAAAGGTGTATCAGTTGATGACCTAGCAGTGAAGTCAGTAAAAACGAATACTGCTACTCCTGTTGCTTCAAGTCAGTTGTCATCAGCAAGTAAAGAGCAACCTTTAACAGATGAGAGATTAGCGGCTAATTTAAGAAGTGATGCTGATCGTTTGTATAAAGAGGCAAAAATACTTAGAGAACAAGCAGAAGAACTTGTACCTACTAAGAAAAAGTCTAAGTAAAGCATAGTGTCTGTAGTGGTCAAATTCCGTAAAAAACAATTGCCAAAGGAAGTAGTGGCTCACTGGCCCGAAGTATTTTCGGACCTACACATAGAGTCAATACCAATTGAATATTTGCTGTCTATTAAAGTAGAATTCAGAGACGGTAAGAATTGGGAAATTCGTGTTAAAAAGAACCGTCAGAAATTGACCAACAAGGAATTAGAGAAGAATATTAAGGAACTGTTTCAACATTACGGAAACAGCATCAAAAACGTTGATTTTAGGATAGATACAAACAAGGTTAAAGCAGATATTCAAAAACGTACTAAAACCTTCCTAAAAAAGCGGAAATAGTAACTCCAGCAATCTGCACAGCGGAATAAATACACTATAATATACGTTAGGAGCATATTACAAATGGCATTACAAATAAGACGTGGAACAGACGCAGAGAGAACTGGAATAACACCGATAGCAGGTGAATTAATATTCACAACAGATACAAAAAAATTATATGTAGGTGATGGTACTACTGTAGGTGGAAACCAAGTAGACACAACACTAGCGGCACAATATCTTTCAGTCAACAGCGATATTACACCAGATGCATCTAACACAAGAGATTTAGGAACAACAACTGCGGCTTGGAGAACAGGATACTTTAACGGTATTATAGCAACAGGCGAGATTGAAGCGGCTTCATTTACAGGTAACATAGTTTCAGACAATTCAACAGTTGTAGTAAATGCCAACTCAGGCACAGTGACAGCAACATTAACAGGTGACACAAAAGCAAGTGACGCCACAACAATAATTGATCACACAGCAAAAACAATTACAGGTACTTCAATTGGTACTCACAAAGGTACAGTAAATGCTGATGATAACACATTAAGAATAGATGGTGCTTCGGACAGAATCACAAACAGTGTGTTAGACTTTGATGGCAGTGTTATTAATCTGTTAACAGGCAACGGAATTCAAATAGGTACAAACAGTTCAGTGGCAGGTGTTGGTTTAGAAATATTCAACACAGATCACACAGTTAGAAATGCATTAAGACTTTATTCAGATGCTGGTAATGCCAACACATTCAACTCAATAGAAACATATGCATCTAGAGGTTCAATTGTAACTCCAACAGTGAGTGTTGCAGATGATTCATTGTTTGGTTATATTAATTACGGTCACGATGGTTCAGCATATGTACAGTCTAGTTTTATTGTAGCAGGTGTTGACTCTCAAGCAACAGTGGCTTCTAGTTCAGTACCAGGAAACATAGTATTAGGAACAACTCCAGATGGTGGTACAACAAACAATTTTGTTACAATAAACAAAGATGGTAATTTAGGTGTTA